GCGAAGAGAAGGATTCGAACCCCCGACAATCAGGTTTGGAATCTGACGTTCTTCCAACTGAACTATCTTCGCCTCATTGCGCCCGGTGATAGAATCGAACTACCGACCTTTACATTAACAGTGTATTGCTCTACCAATTGAGCTAACCGGACAATATACCTATACTCACCTGACCTGCGATACCCCATTATGGCGTACCAGTGGGAATTGAACCGCACCGTATAGGTTTTGTGGAAAGAGATGAAATCGAATCACCTTACCCGGATTTTCAGTCCGGTGCATACACCACGTCTGCCATCTTTCCATATTCTCCCTTTATCCCCATACACCACATCGAAGGGAGAAACAATGTGGCAATCCCATCCATTGTAGCGGAGATCCGACTCGAACGAATGACCTTTGGGCTATGACCCCAATGAGCTACCATCTGCTCCACTCCGCGATATTATCCTGAAAACTACTTTGTACCTGTAATATCCACATTTATATAGTTCTTGCATCTACGACACTTCACTCTCAATATAACAACACCATTGACATAGCTAATATCAGTTAGTTTCTGACCGCATATCGGACATAAAACTATCTTGTTGCATATTTCCCTTTGATCTGCATCTTTATCCGCACTAACTTTTATCATACTCCATGTTTTCGTTGCAAATATATGTACTGGATTTCTTATTTCAAAACATTTTTAATATTATTTTCTATTAAAATGTAGAAAATAATACTCTTTATACGTATTTTTGTACTGTAATATTGGAATCAGAGCTTATAGGCCGGTCTTCACTTGTACATTGTGAGGATCGGTTTTCTTTTTTATGGAGAAATATAGTGGAATAAAAACGGTTAATGACAACTTGGTGCTTGATTATGAGTATATCCAAATGTTAAGGGATGCGGATAGGAAAATTCCTAATCCGAATAAGATAATCGCACAAGGTGGAGGGCAGGAAAACATGCTTTCCACTCCAGCCGATATTACCATCTGTGGGGGATGTCGTGGAGGAAGTAAGACTTTCACTCTTCTTATGGAAGCATTGAAAGATATAAAAAATAAAAACTTCCGTTCTGTGCTTCTCCGACATGAGATAGACGATCTCTCTGATATGATAGAAACATCATCCACCTTATATGATGATTTTGGGGAATACAACAAGTCCAAAAACGACATGCGTTGGAATTTCTATAAAGGTGGATTTTTAAAATTCAGCTATCATGCTGACACACTTGACGATTTCAAAAAGCGTTTTCAAGGTAAACAGTTCGCATATATAGGTGTGGATGAAATAACCCACATGGAATATCTCAAATTCAAATACCTTATCACTTGTAACCGTAACGCCTTTCATATCCGTAACCGCTTTATCGGAACATGTAACCCTGATCCTGACAGCTGGGTTGCAAAATTCATTGACTGGTGGATCGGAGAAGACGGTCTTCCAATCCCGGAACGTGATGGCAAAGTCCGATATTGCTTTATGGACGGGGACAATGTTTCAGGTATATATTGGGGAGATACCCGTGAGGAAGTATATGAGCAATGCAAGGATATTATACACGCCTACTGGAAGCCGGAGTATGAGCAATATGGTACACCACAAGAACTGTTTATCAAGTCGGTTACTTTTATTGAAGCAAAACTTTCCGATAATGTAAAACTGATGTCTTCTGATCCAACTTATTTGGCTAACCTTGTCAACCAGTCAGACGAACAACGCGCACGCGATCTTGACGGTAACTGGAAATACAAAGCTGCCGGAGATGATATAATAAAGCTGACTCACATGGAAGCCTTATACCGCAACTCCATGCAGACTGGTGATGGAATACGCCGGGTATCGTGTGATGCGGCATTTGAGGGTGGCGACAGTCTTGTCATGTGGCTGTGGGAAGGATGGCATATAAAAGACATATTCGTTTGCAAACTTGACAGCAAAAAAACAGTCGATACCGTAAAAGCAATGCTGGAAGAATGGCATGTAAGAGAAGAATATTTTACCTATGACCTTAACGGACTCGGACAAATATTCAAAGGCTTTTTCCCGAATGCAATTCCTTTCAACAACAAAGAAGCCGTGGAAGAGAAATTCAAATACATCTATGCGAATTTAAAATCACAAGCGGCATATCTGTTCGCACAAAAAATTATCAACCGGGAGATTTCCATTGAACCGACTCTTCTTGAACGCAAGTTCTCCGGCAAAGGGTTTGAGAAAGTTCCCCTTAGACAGATTCTCGACAAGGAAAGGAAAGCGATACGAAAGGATGAAGACAGTGAAGAGAAAGGCTGGACTATTATCAAGAAGATTATAATGAAAAAATTAGTAGGCCATTCTCCCGACTTCATAGAAGCATTGCTTATGCGAATGATTTTTGAAATTAAACATAAACGCAAACACATAAAAGGTTTAGGATTAATATGATAGCAGAGATTCTTACAAAAAAGCCTTTTGCAAGGGTTACTCCCGAAGGTTACTTGCAAGGCAAGATTACGAGCGATTTAAGAAACGTACCGTTCACAAACAACAGTGATAGGCTGACATGGCAGCTCATTTCACAGGCTGATTTTATCCGTGAGTTTTATCCTTCAGGACACAAGATCAATTCGGAATTATTTTACCCGGATAGACTGAAATATGACGAAGAGAAGAAACGGTTCTTCCGAGAAAAAGTGTTCCGTGCCTCTTTTCCCTTTCAGATGATAATCACTATTCAACAGCTTGTACATCTATGTGGCAATGACATTCATCATGAGCTGACCGATACCAAAGTCGATGAAAGTTCACGGGAAATATTTCTCGAATTTCAAAAAGGATGGCTGGATAAGAATATGGAGATTGCATTTTACGAATATGCCAAAAGTGTAAAAATAACGGGAGATGCAGCAGTCGTATTCTATATGAATGAAGGTAAGGTATTCACCAAGAATCTCTCCTATTTTGATGGTGACACTCTTTATCCTCACTACGACTCCATAACCGGTCAAATGACACTGTTTGCCCGGCGATATAGCGACTATGACGAAGAGGGAAAGGAACTCATTTCTTGGGTGGAAGTGTGGGATAATAAAAAAATGTACCGTTACCGTCAGGATAAAATGGGAATAGCTGGAGCAATAAACAAAGTGAAACGGTATTTCGGTATTGAAGGATATACATTAGTGGAAGAACACGATCATGGATTTACCGAATGTCCGGTTGTATATTATCGGGACAAACACGGTGCCTGCTGGAGCTTTTCACAAGATAATATCGACAAGTACGAACTGGCTATTTCCCATTTGTGTCAAAACAATATGGCATACGCATTCCCGATCATGTTACTTAAAGGTGAAGACGTTGAGATTAAAGGAGATATGTATGGTGCGGTAAAAGCTATCACTATGGGAAAGGATGATGATGCAGGCTTTATGAATCGTCCCGAAGCATCACAATCATTTGAACTTCAAATTAATACATTACTTAAAATGATTTTTATGGGGAGTTTTATTGTCATGCCTCCCGAAGTAAAGTCAGGAGATTTGCCAGGCGTGGCCATCAAACTGATATATTCACCATCTTTGGAAAAAGCCATGATTGACTGCAAGGAATTTGACGAATCAATAGACAAAATGAAACGGCTGTTCCTGCACGGATATGGAACAGAAAAAGGCCAACTTACCAAATTCCTCAATTTAAAAATTTTTTCGTGGGCGGTTCCATACGTCCACCAAAATGCAGCAGAATTGGTATCAAACTTGGTACAATTGGTCAGTGCCGGTATTTTATCAAAAGAAACCGGCTCGGAAGAATCCGGTTATGGGAAAAACAATGAATGGGATCGTATCATGCGTGAATATAAGGAACAGCAACAAGCCGACTTGCTCTATCAACTGAAAATCAAGAAAAATGAAAACAAAGAGGATAATGCAAAATGATCTGTACCAAAACGCGGAGCGCGAAAGCAATCCCGTACTCCGCGCTCCGAATCCAATGTAACTATACATCGGAAAAAGCCGCCTCTGTCTATGTTATGTAGGCAGAGGCTTTACTTTCTCAACAACTTGGTTGATAAGCTTGTATTATAACAAGTCAGCTTCTACATTGCAAATGTAATGAAAAAGTCAGACACAGCAACTATTTACGATGCAATTTCCTGTTGTAAATCTTTCGAGGATATTTCCGGTTAAGCTTCTTTTGCAGATCATCATTGATACTTTCATTCAGAAGGATTTTAGAATTTAATACCTTGACTTCTCCAGCAAGTTCCTTAATAGTTCTGGCTTGTGTCGCATTTTGTTTTGAAAGCTCAACGTTGGCAATAGCCAGCTTGCTGCATTCTGATGCAAGATGGTTGAGCTTCTTTGTGCTGATTAATGATATTCCAAACATAATATTCTGATATTTAATTTATTAAAACAATCATATTGCTGATATAGGAACGACAAAGCATTTGCAATGACCGTGATATGGTGGTAATTTATCCCACTCTGTATGAAATCCGACTTTATCGTCACAGATATTGCATGGATAAGAACTACCACGCATGACAAAGAATCCGACTGCTCCACTAGCTTTAGTCTGTAATTCCCAATGCTTCATCCAACCCTCTGCCACAGCATACTCCGTCAAATCTGACAGTGCAGTCCAAGAACTTACAGTACGCCCTACTCCAAAAGATTCCTGAACTCCAACTCTTGAAACAATCGGATAACCATCTGAAATCACTTTCTGTATATATTCATTAAGTAATGGCGTTTTTGCCGACTGCCTGATAGATGAAAGCAGTCTGTCTTTGGAAAGGTTCAGTAGCAGTCCAGCGGCAATGGCCGTTTCAACCTCCTTTGAAAACCGGTCAACATATTCCCTTGTACGTTGTGCGAAGGTTTTACCGTATGATTCTCTCGTTATATATGTTACGATTGCATTCTTATTATCCTCATGTGTCGCTACCGCCAAAGTATAAGTATAGTCTTCAATTATTTCAAGAAGGGATAAAATAATGGCATCCACTTCCTTCTGCAATTGTCTGTTTGCTGAAAAGCGAAATAGCTCAGGGCTTATTTTGTATCGGTATGAAATATCTATAATTTGCTTTGCCGCCTCAATCATCACAATTTGAAGATTGGTACGCATGGATAGTTCCGCATCCAACCGTTGACGGAGATATTCTTTACCCTCTTCAATTTCCTTATCAGTCGGTGCCCTCATTGTTACGTTCCTCCTTAATCCCTTCCTTGATACTATTCATATTTCTCTCTTCTTCCAGTATCTTGGCATCATCTTCCGGTAATACCGGTTGCTGCAAACCTCGTAGCCGTTCGGTAAGATCAGAATAGCTTTTAAAGAACTCTTCCATAAACTTAACATCAGGGGTTGCATTACTGATAAGAAAACAGACTTTGATCCACGTTTCCAAATATTCTCGAAGTTCCTTATTGTTGGCTAACTCCCGGATCCGAGAGAACATTCCATTATCATCCCGAAAACGCATACTCCAAAAACCTGACACTGCCTTAATACTGATCCAATCATGTTCACTACCATTATCCCTCGTAACAATAAAGTTACCTACCTGAATACCATTTGTTTTTTTACTCATAATCCTATTTTTAATTTACGTTCAAATCTATCTCCAAGATTAAAAAAGTATTCCTTACCGTAAGAGTTTATACGTTCTTCATCCGATGATACTTTATTCATTTCATAAATCAAGCAACTATACCTATCATCATCAGGAAGAAGCCCTTTGCACTCTTCTCTGATATAAATATGATGCTTCCCATTTGCCCAATAAAATTCAGAGAGAAATCCACCAAGAAGCATTTCAATCATTTTTTGGTGCCTGACAGACAATTCTCCTTGCACTGCTATATCCATTGCAATGCTCTTACCTTCTATTGTCTTCAATTCACATGAATAGTTCAAGGCCCGAAGGATAGACATCAGCTCAACACTTAACTCTATGTGATTCATATTTTTCATACTTTTACTATTTCAAATTCATCTGCATGTTCCTTGCCAATCCAATCCCGTTTCTGATTTTCAGTTGCGGTTTCGTAGATTCTTCCTCGCTTAGATAAATGCCTTTTCCTAAAAACACCTTCTTCTCCAAGTTTGTCATAATCTCTTCTTGAAGGGGATAACCCCTTTGCTCTGCAAAAGAACAGTCCCGTTTCCTTATGTCTAAATTTTACTGCCATTCTTATTCCTCCCAGGGATTTTCATCTTCTTCCTCAACGTAAATCCATTTTAATTTGTCTGATACTTCTTTTAATTCACGCTTCATTTGGTTTACATGAAATTCAGCTGGCATAGGGATTTCCAATGCTCCCCGTAGGTTATCTATTTTTTCAATAACCTCTGCAAATTCATCCGGTGCGATCATACTATTTGGTTCTTATTTTTAATTGTTTGATAATCTTCTCCACAGCATCCAAATCAAATACCGTTGTTCTCCCCTCCATATGGTACGCCCCTTCCAGTCTCTTTTCTCGGAATAAACGAGTAATTTGATAAATGCTTAATGCCAAGTAGGCTGCAAGCCCTTCATGGGTATAAACATACCGCTTGCCATCTTTATAGACCGGCTTGGAAATCCTTTGTCTATAGCTGCCTCGCAGGTCTTCCCGTTTCTCATAGTAGAGTTTTTCTTTCAAAGCAGCCCCATACAAGCCATAAACCTGACCGTTGGGGGTTCTCTTTTTACGATAACCGGCTTCCGAAAGAATACGTCCGAACACTGTCACATTCTCTTCTTTGGCATTATTATCCTTACACCATTTACAATATCTTCGGTACAGGACAGCCGAAGACATCCATTTGGGTTCAGCGTCAGCAATTTCCTCATAACGGCACAAATAGTTCATCTGATACATGAACTTCATTACTGTGCTACTTTCCGACTGGTATTCATCCATGACTTTCTCAAGTTCCTTACTGTCCGTCAGCTTATAACCATTGGCAATAAAACGATCACGACCTTCCAATATCCAATTGAATATAGCCGGATATTCAGCTTCCAAATCCCGTGAAAGCTCTTTTTTCTGCCGGGCTTTGGGAATCTCCACTTCAAAGGGAATAATACAGATACGCCGCCTCATTCCATAGCTCCAGTCTTTCAAATACGGCATTTGGTTGGCATTTGCCATAAGCAGGGGAATATTGTAAGCAGTGAAGTTATCACCATAGATAGGCCGGGCTTCGGTAGGCTCACCACTGATAAGGCTCTTCAACGTGTCACTATCCTTACCAAACTCCAATGCTTGTATTTCAGAACAGTAGTTCAACCGCTTGCCATTGATGAAAGCGATATTCTTTTTTCTCTCATTTCCGGTAATCAATGCACCTATGCCAAAATTGCTGACATTCTCCCGGCCAAGTATGCCCATGATTGTTTCAAAAACCACACTTTTGCCATTGGAGCCGGAGCCACGAAGAACAAGCATTGTTTCCATTTTCGCCACACGCCGGTCAACGAAAATACTTCCAAGAAATTCCTGTAAGACTTTTTGCATATTTTTATCCGGCAAAACTTCATCCAAGAACATTCTCCAAAGAAAGACGTGTTCTTCCGGTTTGTAGTCATAGGGAACGCATGTGGTCTGTACCCAACGGCGATTGAAAGAATACGCACGGCGAGCCCCCATATCAAACACGCAATTATTGAACACCACAATGGCATTATCTGGCTGCAATGCTTTTCCTGCCACCACACGCTTACAAACCTTCAGTACCCCCTCCACACGGGAATAATCTCCATTGGGCATCTTGCATTTACGCATCAAGTCATATATCAGGTTGCCAAAATCATCCCAGGCCATTTCTTCATATATCCGGCCACTAAAATAGTAAGGCGTACCATTGAACTTACAAATCGAAGACTGTATAATAGCTGAACGCATCAAGTCCTGCACAGCGTCAACACGCGCTGCACTTTTGGACTCTTGTAAGGCAGCATCCAGTTTCTCGCCTTTCATAAGCCCGAAGACCTCGTTCAACAACTTCCTATACTTTCCTTCCTCCATGTACAATCTATGAATTTGAA